TGCTTACAGCTACATACTGTAAATGTACTGTTGATGACAGTATACTTGTGAATACTATAATAAAATATCCACCTATTATAAAAACTCTAGGAGATCCATTAGTTGCGTTTGTAGTTAAAACAACTGGATTTACTACACACTCTCCAGTGTTAGAATCAAATACTGCGTACTTAACTTGAGGCTGTGATAATGCCAATACGTTCTGATCTATATATGCAACGCAGACTAAGCCGTTAGAAGCAACTGCTGAATCAACTTGAGATTGATTAGTTCCTGATCTTATTAGAGATAATGTATTTAAGGAGCATCTTTGGATTGTGCCTTTATTGACCCATGTACTTGTATTTGCATTGTATGATTCTAGCTCATCACCAATTGCTAACAAGCTGTTATTAAATGTTGTTGCATATATGGATGTTGCATCTGGGAGAGGAGTCAACGCTCCGAAACCGTTACGCTTTGTTAACCTGCCAACCTTATCAAAGATTGTGTTAGTTAAACTTAAGAAATTACCTATAGCTACACGATTATCATCTGTTTTGGTATCTAATCCCTTTGCGAAGTTAATATCTATAGGGGTTTTCTGTAACGACATCTAAATTCCTTTTAAAGTTCATAAACTACAAGTGAAGGTCCATTTATAGACACAATTCCTCCACCACTTTGGATTGCTACCTGTATGGTGTAAGTTCCAGCACCTAAGGAAGATATCGTCCAAAATGCTGATGGAGGCGTGTATGAAGCACCATATTGCAAATTTACTGTGATCGCATTGTTATTGGTAAGGGTATAGGGGGCTGTAAAATTGACTCCCCAACCAGTACTAGGGGATAAAAGTGTGTTGTCAGGCACTGCACCATAAGCCCCATATGAAAACTCCATATCAATACCAATAACAGAACCACCAACAGCAATACTGGAAGGAGGAATATAACCGCCGGTAGCAACAGCTCCAGGAATGGCCATTTCCGGTAGATAATTTCCATTAAATAAAAAACTCAGTGCCCCCGGATTAGGATTATTTGAGTTAATAATATTTCCTCCATTGAGAAAACCTATAAATATAGGGCGACCAGAAGTAGTTATAGTTACAGAATTTGGAGCAATTTGAAAGGCTTGGTTGCCGGTAGAAAAAGAGAATGGACTAGATATTGCAACTCCACCTACTCCTACAGTCGCTGCTACAGCTCTAGTTCTACTGGCGGCAATAACATCTGCGCTTGCAGATGGCATTGATGTTATTGATGACCCGATGGCGTTTGCACCCACTGACGTCATGCTCTGTCCAACTTGATCGTATGTTATACTGGACATATTACCACTGGCATCCAAAGTCATGACGTTCTTTTGAGCAGGAATTGCTGGTAATACAAGGGTGTAGCCTGAACCTAATGCACTGGTGGCTGATAAAGTCACAAAGTTGGAATTTATAAGGTTATTTCCAATCAAAATAGATCCTACTTGAATGTTGGCAGGAGTTGAAGTAGCTTCATTAACTACTAATACGTTGGAAGAGAATGCTGCCGAGGCTGTTCCACTAATAATACCGGAGGAGGAGGCATTAACTTGCAATCCGTTTGTAATCTGAACGACTCCACCTGTTGAGTTTGTAAAGTATAAGTTACCGTCGGTCTTAGAGAATATGCTGCTATTGGAAGGACTTGACGTCTGTAATGAAAACTCTACTGCCTCTGTGTTTATTAATGACCAGCCCAGCATATCTACAGCAGAATTAATATTTAAAGCAGCGGGAGTAATAGGTACTCCTGAACCGGTGAGATGAGTGTGGCCATCTATAATTGTTAAGCAACTATCTATATATGTAGCGTAATTCGGGCCGCTTGTGACCCCTACAATGGGTTCTGGCAAATTCATGTTTGGCGTTAATATAAAATCTGACATTAGAACACAATCAGCGAAATAACCGCTGCTCCATTACTATGTAAGGTTAAAGTTGAAGTATTAAAAGGTGCGTTTCTATAGATACTTACGCTTGCATTCACATCTGAAATAATCCATCCAACTGGCAATTGTCCAAGCTTATGATATATAACATTATTTCCTGACACTATAGATATGTCAGTCAACATTGAAGGCTGACTTAATGGAGATGCTAATGTAGGATTGATAATAGACGCCCACTTGTTCTGCATTAGCATCAAAGGCTGTAAAGTTGTCTGGAAAACTGGTAGTTGTGCCATTACGCTCTTCTCTTTCCATTTACAATATTAGCTGCGCCTTTTCTGCTAATATTGAATAGCTTTCCTAATTGTGTTTTATTAATGCCTTGAGAAGCTTTTTCCTTAAGCTCTTGTACTTGTTGATTAGTTAGTTTAGCATTCCAATGATTTTCGCCTTTTTGATTACGCCCTTTTGAAATCATATCTCTCATGTTATCGTCATTAGTTCCTAAAAATAAGTGTTCTGGATTAACGCACTTTCTGTTGTCACATTTATGACATACGTGCATGTTTGTAGGAATCTCACCGTTAATCAAAGAATAAGCTACTCGGTGGCTGTGATACTTTTTATTATTAATGCTAAATGCTCCATATCCTGTCGAATCTAAACATGATTTCCATTCCCAACATCCTTCTGATTTTTTTACTTTATTCCAGAATCTTTCATTATATTCCACCACAAGGACCTCCCCAACCAAAAGAACCTCCGGGGTTCCACATGCCGCCACCTTGTCGTACATCGCCAACTTTGTCTGGGAAAGCATCATCTCTGTTAGAAGCCGCTTCTTCAATTCTGGTTTTAATGAATAATAATTCATTATCCAATTTACTTGTATCTGATTCTTCTTTATCTAATGCATACTTAGCGGCTCTTACTACTACATATTCTAGCCAGCCTGAAAAACCTATAGTCGTAAGGTCTGTATCTTGTAGTAACTGTGGTAACCTTGGTATATACCAAATTCTGATATTTTGGTTTCCTGACGGTGTTGGTATAAATTCTATAAAGTTTCCAAGTACCCTATATTGCAGATTAAATACCCCATATATGGTAGAAGCTGTATTAGGATAAATGAATCTGTTCCTATCCATAAATGTAAACTTATTAACTGTTACCCATGCGTTGTTGGATGTCTGTAGAGCTAGATCCACGCCTTTAATCTTATAGAATGCCGGGGCTATATACCCTGCCGCTCCAGTTATTCCATTAACAAAGGATAGATTTCCATCTGGAAGTGGCCACAAATATTGATTATTAGCTGTTTGAAACTGAAAGGGAGTCGCTATAAAGTAGTCTTCATATGTATCTACAATTAAATCATACAGCTCGTACATTGCTAAGTTAATGAATTGATTCCATTCTGGTAAAGTGACAAAGTTAGAATTAACTCTGTCAGCCCGTTCTTGTGCCATTTGTCTTATTTGACCTAGGCACATTTCGGCTGTTGGAGTTGGAATTATGCTCTGAGAAGAGGTGTAACCGCCTGTTCCTGAATCATTTGTTGCTGCTATTTGATACCAATACTGGGTGCCTACAGTTACCGAGGTATCCAGATAATTATTTAATGTTGGAGAGGCTAACAATGAGAAATTAACACCGTCGGTCGATCTTTGAATCTGATAAGATGTTGCGCCTACAGTAATATCCCAACTGACGAAAATTTGCCGATTTCCTTGTTGAACATACATATTGTTTGGGATAGCAGGTTTTGCCATAGGACCCTCGGTTAAAGATGTAGGGCCACCCACTATAGGTAGCCCTACTATAAATTAGTGATCTATTATTCCCCTTGAACTAAAACGCTGCTGTTGGATAACAAGAAGCTTAAGCTAATGACTGACCCTGTAGCAGGCGCTGTAACAACTCCGCTAGAGTTCAGACATTGAAGAATAACCTGAGCTCCAAAACCTTGAGCGGCAGCTTGAATTGGGGAGATAGATTGATTGCTGTCCCCGATTGTTTCAATTGACATTAATCCTGACGTAGAAGCAGGAGCGACGAGGCTTAAAGAGGATGCTCCGTGTCCTGTAGAGGCAGCAATAAAAGCTGTTCCAGGAAGTGGAAGTCCGCCAGCGGAAGCTAATACTCCTGCTGGTATACCAATGGCTAGCCAGTCAGCAGCGACAGCATCACCTTGAACTGTTACTACATAAGCTTGGCCTACCGTTAATCCTGAATCAATTCCAATGCTTGATCCGAGTGGAGATACGATGGATTGCCCACCGGTTAATAATCGATTAAAATTATCTTGGAATTGTACAACGATTAATCCTGAAGCAGGATTTGGATTGGTGACTGCAATTCCTAAAGAGCTAGGATTAGAGTTACCGATGCCTGGGGTTGCAGAAGTATGCATGAAAACGTTTTGAATGAAGGCGCCCTTTAAGCTCCTGATTCCTAAGCCATTTCCATTAGCGGGGTCTACTATAAAATTACAATCCAGGGAAACAGGCATGATATGCCCAGAAAAAAGTTTTGAACTGGGAAAATTTCTATTTGCCATTGTTTGATATCCTCAATTTTCTTAGCATAGGTCGGGTACATATAGTTCCGACGTCACCATTTTGGCTGCTAAGGGGCCTAATGGGTTTAGCTTGAGGACATCTCAGGCTTCTATAATAGTATATTATGACCATTATTAAACAGTATCTATATGTTTTTATTAGTGTATAGACTTTTCTTTTTTACATTTAGTACATATTTTCATTTTAATGTCACATAATCCTCTAAATTGTCCCATTGTAACATAATTATGCCGTATCTAGTGTAGCAATAGACATAGAAGTCTTCCCTGAACCATATTGGCATTTCATCTACTGTTTCCTTTGGGAGATATGATGCTCTTATAGTCTGTACCACTGTACCCCTGGGCAATATCTTGTCTCCCTTTATTCTTACTTCTTCTTTCAACATATAAGTGGATGAATATTGTCCCATAAATCCTCCTATTATAACTTATTGTAATAATTAAATATTACTAAGAAAATCATATATACTGTGATAGATCCAAAAGTTACTGCTGCCATGATTGCTGTCCAGTTTGAATTATCATCTGGATTTTCTAATGGCTTAAATGAAGTTACCAAATCATAAATAGGTAGTAAACCGTCATGCCCTTTAAAAGTAGCTCTTCCATAGTTATCAATAGCTATTCTAATTATTGTCCCTTTTGGTATTTTATGATTAATCTTTGATAAACTGTGTAATTCCACATCTTTAGTTGCTTCTACTAACATATCATTATGTATTTGGTAATGTTTCATAATTACTCCTGATCATCTTCTAGCTCTTCTAAAGCTTCTTTATATTGCTCAACGAACTTATTTACACATTCATCGCAGATATAATTGTCTTCATTTTCATCATAAGTTTCAATTACTTCACCGCATTCATCACAAATAGATTCAAATCTTGGGTCGTTCATAAATCCTCCATCTATGATTAAAGAGTAACTCAGGCTATTTCAGAAGTCAAGTCTCCGCTTAAAAATAATTGTCTTTCAGCTTTCCTGCGTCTTAATATGCCTGGGGACACTTCTCCCCCTACTCTGTCCCATTTAAGGAACTCATCTGCTGCTTCTACAAATTCTTTATCCTCTATCTTCTTCTTAAGTGTTGATTTTAAATAAGATCCTAATCCTAGATTGTATACGAATGAAGTTAACGCATCTAACTGATTGTCTCCTAAGGCCATTTCTGTATTCTTTATTATCTGAGCTTGAAATCTCTCTAAAGAAACTATAAGACGTGTGTCAGCTTGTTCCTGTGTCCAAACAGTATCTTCATTGATGCCTGGACCTGTACTTCCATAACCAACAGTCCATTTGCCAACTTGATCTTGATAGGCCTCTAATTTACAACCTTCGAATTCTTTAACTAAATCAAGTAATTGATCTCTTATCATAAATCCTCCTAGAAGTTACTAGTTTTTAAAGTAACGAGAGAAAGGATGATTGTCTCTATAGAAGTAAATCTTAGCACATGTAAGCATTCCCTCTGGCCCAAAGTCCTTAAACAATCTATTAAACCATATCTTAGCTGCCAAGCTGCAAAGTGTAGATCTTGATGCGGCTCCTTTAATTGCGCACCACATGAGAAATCTAGATGATGTGTCAGACACGCTGGTAAACATACAGCTTGTAGCTATTATAATAGCAGCTATTGGAGATAATAAGTGTGAGAATATACTCTTATTCTTCAATAATATCAAGAACCAAAGTAATGGTTGTGCCCATAGAAGTGGGGGCAATCGTAATTTAATGTTAATATTAAGAAATACCATCATACCAAGTATTCCATAATAATCATCTGAGGTATCATTGGTAGTGTCTTGTGGTGCTCTATGCAATAAATGTGTACTATCTATACAATCTTTAATATTTTCTATATAAACTGGATCTATTATACCGCTATTTAACATTGATTGTATTAATAGTTCCGAAGTAAATAACACTCCATTATCAGACCCTCTCATAGTTCCAGGAGGAACTAGATTAGGAGCTAACAATCCATTACCATCTATAAATGGTTTAATTTCATCTAACAATGCCATATAACGGTACCTTTCTAATTTTGGATATTACTAATTGACAACACGGTCT